TTTCTGACGGAGTGCTAGTGCTTGATTCAGTTCCATAGGACTCTTAAAAACATCTTAGAAACTGTAGATAATTTTAATTAAAAGGGGGTGAGGGTGCATGGGAAGGCGACCTAAGTCTACTCAAAACGAGACAATCCGAGAGATAAGACCTGCTTTAAATCCTGATGCAAGAGAACAGCAGATGATTTCATTAGCAGTCGACTGTGCTGAGAAGCAATTGCTAGAAGGAACAGCATCCTCTCAGGTTATTGTGCACTATTTAAAATTAGCAACAAAGAAAGAACGAATTGAAAATGAGATTCGTGAGGAACAAAAGAAATTAATCGAAGCTAAGACCGAAAATCTTCAGTCAGCAAAGCGTGTCGAAGAACTTTATCAGAAAGCGATGGACGCTATGTCTGTCTATACGGGGCACACAAATGGCGATTAGAACATATTCGGAACTTATCACACTTCCAACTTTTTTAGATCGGTTTGAATACTTAAGATTAAACGGAAAAGTTGGAGAAGAAACATTTGGATACTATAGATATTTAAACCAAGTCTTCTATCGTTCTTCGGAGTGGAGAAAAATTAGAAACTTGGTAATTGTTCGAGATAATGGTTGCGATTTAGGACTTTCTGGATATGACATCCATGGCAAAGTATATATTCATCATATGAATCCAATCACGGTTGATGATATTCGCAACAGAAGTGAATTCCTGCTAAATCCAGATTATTTGATTTGTGTATCCCATATGACACACGAAGCGATTACTTATGGCGACAAGAATTTACTTTTATTGGAACCGATGGAACGGACAAAGAATGACACTTGCCCATGGAGACGATAAATTATGGAAAGTATTTTGTTATCGATTAAAAAATTGCTTGGCATTGATCCTGAGATCACGCAGTTTGATAAAGATTTGATTATGGACATTAATTCAGTTTTTATGATTCTTGCTCAGATTGGTGTTGGACCAGAAGAAGGATTCACAATTTCAGACAGTTCAGCAACTTGGTCAGATTTTACGTCAATGCGAAATATTGAAGCTGTTAAATCATATGTTCATCATCGGGTTCGCTTATTGTTTGATCCGCCTACTAATTCGACAGTTATGGAATCTGAAAAACAGATTATTGCTGAATTAGAATGGCGTCTCAATATTAATTGCGATTGCGACTAGGAGGTGAACTGAATGAATCAAAATGAACTTTACCATTATGGTGTTACTGGAATGCGATGGGGAATTCGTCGATATCAGAACCGTGATGGAACATTAACCAAGGCTGGAAAAAAACGTGTAGCGAAGCTTGAGACACAGTATACAGCATTAACTGGCAAATCTTTACACAAAACGTCTTCTTCGAGTTCTAAACAAAGAAGAAAAACTGTTTCTGAAATGAGCGATGATGAACTTCGTAAGGCTGTCAATAGATTACAGATGGAAAAACAGTACAAGCAGCTAGTTTCGGAAACCGCTGTCCAGGCAAGAGGAGATGCTTTTATTAATAAATCGAAAAAAGTATTATCTAAATCTTTAGAAAATGCTATCGGTCAAGCTATTACACAAACCATAAAATCATCAATTGATTCAACAATCAAAAATAAAAAGTAATAGGAGTTGATAAATTATGGCATTATCAAACACTGCCGTTCCATATTATTACGGCAAATTTAGAGATGCCGTAATGAGTGGTATAATTCCGGTCTGCCAGCAAATCTCGATGCAGATGAACCGAATAGATGAAAAAATCGCTAATCCCCATTATTACTACGACGATAAAGCTATTAATGGTTTTATTCGTTACTGTGAGGATGAGTTGACTTTGACTGATGGATCTGACATGCATTTGTTGGATTCTTTTAAGTTATGGGCAGAAGATGCCTTGTCATGGTTTTACTTCGAAGACAGAAGTGTTTATGTTCCTAACGAAGACGGACATGGCGGACACTACGAGCGTAAGCGAATTCGTAAGCGTTTGACCAACAAACAATATCTGATTGTAGGGCGAGGCGGAGCTAAGTCTGTCTATGATTCTTGCATTCAGTCATACGGCCAGAATTGTGACACATCCACAACACATGGTATCACAACAGCGCCGACAATGAAACAATCTGAAGAAGTTATGTCATTGATAACTACTGCTATTACTAGAGCTAGAGGACCACTCTTTCAGTTTTTAACTGAAGGATCTTTACAGAACACAACAGGTTCACGAGCGAATCGAATGAAATTAGCATCAACTAAGAAAGGCATCCAGAATTTCTTAACAAATTCGTTGATTGAGATTCGTCCAATGTCAATTGATAAATTGCAAGGATTAAGATGTAAGTATGCAACTGTCGACGAATGGCTGTCTGGGGACTTAAGAGAAGACCCGATCGGAGCTATTGAACAGGGGGCTTCCAAAGTTGATGACTATTTGATCGTTGCAACAAGTTCTGAGGGTACAGTTCGTAATGGGCCTGGAGACACCGTCAAAATGGAATTAATGAAGATTCTTAAAGGCGAGTATTATAACCCACATGTATCAATCTGGTGGTATAAGCTAGATTCGATCCAAGAAGTTGGCAACCCCGAAATGTGGTTAAAAGCCAATCCAAATCTTGATAGAACCGTTACTTATGAAACTTATCAGAGAGACGTTGAAAGAGCCGAACAAGCTCCTGCAACTCGTAATGATATTTTGGCAAAGCGTTTTGGGCTTCCAATGGAAGGCTACACATATTTCTTCACTTATGAGGAAACGTTATGCCATCGAAAAAAATATTATTGGAATATGCCATGTGCAATGGGCGCCGACTTATCTCAAGGCGATGATTTCTGTGCTTTTACATTTTTGTTTCCGCTATCAGATGGTAGTTTCGGTGTTAAGACCAGAGATTATATCACAGAAGATACCTTAAACAAATTACCTTTGGCTATGAGAGACAAGTACGAGCAATTTATTAATGAGGGAAGCTTGATAGTTATGCAAGGCACTGTTCTGGATATGATGGACGTCTATGAAGACCTAGATAATTTTATTGTAAATAGTAATTATGAGGTAGTATGTTTCGGTTATGACCCATATAATGCCGTAGATTTTGTCGAAAGATGGTCGAAAGAAAACGGTTCATTTGGCGTTGTTAAAGTTATTCAGGGTTCAAGAACAGAATCGGTGCCGTTGGGAGAATTGAAGAAATTAGCGGAAAATCGTTTACTTCGATTCGATGAAGAGTTAATGAAATTCGCAATGGGGAACTGCATTGTTGCAGAAGATACTAATGGTAATCGTAAACTTTTGAAAAAGCGAAGAGAAGCAAAAATTGATGCAGTTGCTGCTATGATGGATGCTTTTGTTGCTTGGAAATTAAATAGGGAGGCTTTTGAATGATATGAATGAATTTTATTCTATTCGAATGACTGGAGAACCGAGTCTTCAGCATTATGGCGTTACTAGAATGCGATGGGGTGTTCGTCGATATCAGAACCGTGATGGAACATTAACCAAGGCTGGAATAAAAAGATATTCTAATACATCACCATATGAAGTTAAAACTGTTGACGGTGATGTGTACCATGTTTCAAAGAATAGCACTAAGAATTATAATGTGCGCGGTATGTCTAAAGTAACAAAAACATGGGGTGAACATCTGCGAGAAGAAGACTATAAGAAATTATATAAAACAGAACGCAATGCTGCGCACAAGAAAGCTATCACTAGTGCCGGCCATAAATTTATAACTAAAATGCTTTAGATTAATGAAGCAAACATTTTGCTAGCTAGTTAGGAGAATTCAAAATGGCATTATTAGATAGATTCCAAAATGCTTGGAATGCTTTTAGAAACAAAGATCCGTCAAACGGGTCTTATTTTAGTTATGGAGAAAGTTCTTCTATTCGACCAGATCGTCCAAGACTGATAAGAGGCAGCGAACGTTCGATTATCAATTCGATCATTAATCGTATTTCAATTGACGCATCTTCTATTGACATCAAACATGTACGATTAGACGAAAATCAATGCTATACAGAAGACGTTAATAGTGGATTAAATAACTGTTTAACATTGGAAGCAAACCTCGACCAAACGAGTCGAGCATTCTTTCAGGACGTCGTAACGTCAATGCTGGATGAAGGTTGTGTAGCAGTAATTCCTGTTGATACAAGCATCGACCCAAGAAATACAGATTCTTACGATATTCTTAGTCTTCGAACAGGAAAAATTCTCGAATGGTATCCAAAGCATGTACGTGTTCAAGTGTATAACGAGCGTACAGGTCGAAAAGAGGAAATTGTTGTTGAAAAGAGAACAACCGCAATTATTGAAAATCCGATGTATTCGGTTATGAATGAATACAATTCAACCATGCAACGTTTAATTCGAAAATTAGCATTGCTGGATATAACCGATGAGAGTACTGCTTCGGGTAAGATGGATTTGATTATTCAGTTACCTTACACCATTAAAACTGAGACTCGAAAGGCTCAGGCAGAGGCCCGTAAGAAGGACATTGAAATGCAGTTAGCAACTTCCAAATACGGAATTGCATATATCGATAGCACGGAAAAAATTACACAGTTAAATCGTTCTGTTGAAAACAATCTCATGAAACATGTTGAGTATTTAACGAGTATGCTTTACAGCCAGTTAGGATTAACAGCAGAAGTCATGAACGGCACAGCAGATGAACAAACTATGCTGAATTATAATAACCGAACTATCGAACCAATTTTATCGGCAATTGTTGATGAATTTAAACGAAAATTTCTGACGAAGACTGCTCGAACACAGAGCCAGTCTATTGAATTTTTCAGAGATCCATTCCGTTTAGTTCCAGTTAATAACATTGCTGAAATTGCTGATAAACTTACTCGAAACGAAATTATGACATCCAACGAAATTCGTCAGATAGTTGGTATGAAGCCATCTAAAGATCCTAAAGCAGATGAACTTCGAAACAAGAATCTGAGTCAGTCAAATGCTGACATAGCTGCTAAGAATGGAAGCTATGAATCATATGACGATAAAAACTACGAGGAGGAATAATTCAAAATGGCAAAGTGGGATTTCGGTGGCTGGGCCACTAAGAATAATCTCAGATGTTCAGACGAACGTATCATAATGAAAGATGCTTTTAAAGACAATGACGGTCAGACAGTTCCTTTAGTTTGGAACCATCAGCACAATGATCCAATGAATGTACTTGGTCATGCACTGCTTCAGAACCGTCCAGAAGGTGTTAGAGCATACTGCAAATTTAATGATACAGAGTCAGGACAGAACGCAAAACGATTAGTCGAGAATGGAGACATCTCGGCTCTTTCTATTTTTGCAAATCAGTTAAAACAGCAAGGCAAAAATGTTACACACGGTGTTATTCGTGAAGTAAGTCTTGTATTAGCCGGAGCGAATCCAGGAGCAAGAATTGATGCAATCATGCAGCACGCTGACGGTTCAGATGATTCTGCAATTATTTATACCGGCGAAAGTATCGATACGGAATTAAGTCATTCCGATGATGAGCCTAAAAAGGAGGAACCAAAAGTGGCAGATAACGAAAACAAATCAGTAAAAGATATTTACGATTCCATGACTGAAGAACAGAAAGACGTCGTCGCTTATATGGTTGGCATGGCACTGGAAGGCGACGCAGGCAATGATGATGAGGAGGATAATCCAGAAATGAAACATAACATTTTCGACAATGACCAGGAACAGGAAACAAATGTACTTAGTCACGATGCTATGATGACAATTATCAATGATGGCAAGCGCTATGGTTCTATGAAAGAAAGTTTCTTAGCGCATGCTGATGAATATGGTATTGCTGATATCGACTGGCTGTTCCCAGAAGCAAAAACACTTAACAATCCACCGGATTTCATTAAGCGAGAGACTGAGTGGTGCGCAAAACTGATGAACGGCGTCCACAAGACACCTTTTAGCAGAATTAAGTCTATGTTTGCAAACATTACAGAAGATGAAGCTAGAGCAAAGGGCTACATTAAAGGCAAATACAAGAAAGAAGAAGTGTTCAGCCTGCTTAAGAGAACTACAACACCGACAACAATTTACAAGAAACAGAAGATGGATCGTGACGATGTTATCGACATCACAGATTTCGATGTAATCGCTTGGTTAAAGACAGAAATGCGTATGATGCTGGATGAGGAAATCGCAAGAGCGATTCTTGTTGGTGATGGTCGTCTTGCTTCTTCTGATGACAAGATTAATGAACAGAACATTCGTCCAATCTGGACAGATGAAGACCTGTTTTCAGTTAAAGTTAAAGTCGCACCTACTGCTGGCGCTACTGATGAAGAGAAAGCTAAGACATTCATTAAGTCTGCGATCAAGAATAGAAAGAATTACAAAGGTTCTGGTAATCCTATCCTGTTTACAACAGAAGATATGATTGCAGACATGCTTCTGATTGAAGACACAACTGGCAGACGTATTTACAACAGCATTTCTGATCTGGCGACAACTCTTCGTGTAAGAGAAATCGTTCCTGTTGAGATTATGGAAGGTCTTCAGAGAGACGTTGGCAGCGACAAATACGATCTGCTCGGTATTATGGTTAACCCAGCAGACTACAACGTGGGCGCAGACAAGGGCGGTGCTGTATCTATGTTTGATGACTTTGACATTGACTACAACCAGCAGAAATATCTGATGGAAACAAGATGTTCTGGTGCACTGATCAAACCTTATTCAGCACTTATCTTTGAAACTAAGGCAGCCTAGTCGAAGGAGGATTATAGACGATGAAAAATATTAAATTTCATGACGCCGACTTAAAGTACGTTGAAGCTATGTATTTATATGCAGATGCTAGCAGTAAATTAACAGTTGACGAAGCCGGTAAAGAAACGGTTACCGAGGAGCAGCTTAAAGTGATTGAAAGATTTTTCCTTGCTGGAAAAGTGATTATCCAGACAACTGACAAGAAGTTCTGTAGACCGGTTGCTTATGCAAATAAAGTCTTTACATGTGTTGTCCCTAAGGCTTCACCAACCGCTGTCACAGATGTCATTAAAGATTTTACAGTAAAGACTGCTTAAGGAGAAAAATCAAAATGGCTAGGTATTACGGATACGTTGGATATGCAGAATGCACTGAAAATGAATCTGGAATTGTCAAAGAGGAAATGGTAACTAAGCCATACTACGGAGACATTATCCAGAATGCTAGACGTCTGGAAGCCAGCGGTTTAATGCACGATAACATCACAATTTCGAACGAGGTGTCTATTGTTGCTGATCCGTATGCCTTCCAGAATTTTCATGCTATGCGATATTTGACATTTATGGGCTGCAAATGGAAAATCACTAATATTCGAGTAGAATATCCGAGATTAATTTTAACGACAGGAGGAATCTACAATGAGTAATGGTGATTGGAGAGGCTTGAAGAAAATCTTGGAAGAAATTCTCGGCAGCAAAGAAGTCTATTATCAGCCGCCACCAAATATTCGCATGAAATACCCTGCGATTGTATTTGAACGAGAAGACATTCAGAACACATTTGCTGATAATCTCGTATACACGCAGGCCACATCTTATAAAGTAACAGTCATGGACAAGAACCCTGATAGCGAAATTGTTAAACGTGTTTCTCGCATTCCTACATCACGATATGTACAATTTTTCGTTACAGATAATCTTAATCATGACATTTTTATTATTTTTTATTAGGAGGATTAGACAATGGCTGGCAAAGCACTTGTATGGGATGAAACCGGTAAGAGAACTTATGAAACCGGTGTGGAAAATGTCGCTCTGTATGTTATGGACGATACTGGCGCATATGGAGAAGGTGTCGCTTGGAATGGTGTAACTGGTATCACAGAGTCACCGTCTGGAGCAGAAACAACATCTCTGTATGCAGATGACATTAAGTATTTAACTTTAATTTCAGCGGAAGAATATGGCTTCACAATTGAAGCTTATGGATCACCTGAAGAATTCGATGTTTGCGATGGCATGGCATCACTTGCTAAGGGCGTATCAGTTAGACAGCAGTCTCGTAAACCATTTGGTTTAGCTTATAAGACAAAACTCGGTAACGATGTAAAGGGTACAGATTACGGGTACAAGCTTCATATTATTTATGGCGCGCAGGCTTCTCCATCTGAAAAAGGTTATTCCGCAATTAACGACAGTCCAGAAGCTATTACACTTTCTTGGGAAGCCACGACAACACCAATCAATGTGACAGGGCATAAAGCTACTTCACATATCGAAATTGATAGCACGAAGATTGAAACAGACAAACTGCAGAAAATCGAAGAGGCTTTATTCGGTAGTGCTACAGCGGCACCGAAGTTACTTCTTCCTGACGAAATCGTTCAGATGGCTACAGCGGCTTAAAAAATTCAAAATGGAATAATTTAATATAGTAGTAGCACGGTATTCAGTTTGGCTGGCCGTGCTTTTTAGTAAAGGAGATTAAAATGTTAAAGATTACAAAAACTTACAAAGATTACAATGATGTTGAAAGAACAGAAGACTTTTATTTCAATCTGTCAGAGGCAGAACTTCTCGACATGGAAATGACTACAGCTGGAAGTCTTACAGAAATGATTGAAAAAATCGTTAATGCGAAAGATATTCCTACAATTGCCAAATGGTTTAAGACAATTGTGCTTAAGTCATATGGTATTAAATCAGATGATGGCAGATATTTTAGAAAATCAGAAGAAATTACTAAAGAATTTGAATCATCTCCAGTTTATTCCTTAATTTACATGGAATTAGCTAGCGATTCTGATAAAGCAATCGACTTTATTAACAAGGTAGTACCTTCAACCCTTTCTGAAAGAGTTTCAAAAGAAGACATTAATAAATTTGGCATTACGGGCTAGGTGATGTTATTTGTATACTTTAACGATTCCTGACTATAACGATTTATGGGACGAAGAAAAAGAAGAGTTTGTGTCGAGAAAAGGGGCTCGAATAAAAATTGAACATTCTCTTGTTTCATTAGCAAAATGGGAACAGCATTATCACAAACCGTTTTTAGGACAATCTGGAAAAACATTCGAAGAAAGTGTCTATTACATTAAATGCATGACTCTTACACAGAATGTTCCAGATTCTGTTTATTTGAATATTGGCAGTAAGGAAATCGAAGAGGTTGATGCTTATATCAATGATCCTATGACCGCCACTCAATTCACTAAAACGGAAGAAAAAGAAGGTGCATCTCCTCACCATGAAATAATGACAAATGAGTTGATCTACTATTACATGATTGCTTTGCAGATTCCTGTTGAATTTCAGAAATGGCATCTAAACCGTTTAATCACATTGATCGAGGTATGTAAACGAAAGAACACCCCGGCTAAGAAGATGACAGCACAGCAATTAGCACAGCACCATCAATCAGTGAATGCTAGATATAGAGCAAAGCATAGAAAGAGGTAATCATGATTAGTTTTAGACAAAAGGGCGATTTCTCAAAGACGCTCAAATACTTAGATAGAATTCGCGATCCAATCAAAATGGGAATTCTTGATAAATACGGGCGCGAGGGGGTTAAAGCCCTTTCGTCAGCAACTCCTGTTGATTCTGGTGTTACAGCCAATTCATGGTATTACAAAATCGAAAAAAGCAATGGATCGGCGAAAGTTGCTTTTTACAATTCAAATGTTAATAAAGGTGTTCCAATCGCTATCATTATTCAATACGGTCATGGAACAGGAACCGGAGGATGGGTTCAGGGAAGAGACTATATTAACCCTGCAATCCGTCCTATTTTTGACAAAATGGCAAATGAAATTTGGAGAGAGGTGACTAGAGTTTGAGTACAACAATTGATGAAAAAGTTGTTGAGATGCGGTTTGATAACAAAGACTTCGAAGAAAAGACCAAAAGCACTGTCAGCTTGCTTGAGAAACTAAAAAGTAGTCTCAAACTCGATGGCGCCACTAAAGGGTTTGACAATATAAGCAAAGCCGCTAATAAAGTTGATTTGTCAGGATTTGGTGGGGCAGTTGATGCTATTAAAGTGAAATTTTCAGCGATGGAAATAGTTGCTGTATCAGTTTTGTCGAATATAGCAAATACAGCAATATCAGTTGGCAAAAATCTTGTGAATGCATTCACGCTAGAACCAATTATGTCTGGTTTTCAAGAATACGAAACGCAGATCAATTCAGTTCAAACAATTTTAGCAAATACGCAATCTAAAGGCACAACCCTTGATCAAGTAAATGCGGCATTGGATGAATTAAATCACTACGCTGATTTAACTATTTACAATTTTACAGAAATGACCCGAAATATTGGTACATTCACAGCGGCCGGTGTTGACTTGGACACATCCGTAAAAGCTATTCAGGGTATCGCTAACTTGGCTGCTGTATCAGGGTCCAATGCTCAACAGGCATCAACAGCCATGTATCAGTTATCTCAGGCATTAGCTGCTGGAACTGTAAAACTTCAGGACTGGAACTCAGTAGTAAATGCTGGTATGGGAGGTCAGGTTTTTCAGGATGCATTAAAGGAAACTGCTCGTATTCATGGTATTGCTATTGATGAAATGATTGCTGACGAAGGATCATTCCGTGAAACTTTACAAAAAGGTTGGCTGACATCTGAAATTCTGACAGAAACTCTGAGCAAATTCACTAAGAGTGGTGTTAATGAATATATAGCTGAACACTCTAAATTAACAGCTGAAGAAATTCAGAAGATGCGAGAAGAAGCTGAAGCCGCCGATGGCTCTGCTGTTAATTATGACAAATTGGCTAAATCTATTGCTGCAAAAAGTGATATGACAGAAGAAGAGATTAAAGAATTAATCAAAATGTCAGACACAGCAGAAGATGCCGCTACAAAAGTCAAAACTTTTTCACAGTTATTAGATACTTTAAAGGAAGCCGCTCAGTCTGGATGGACACAAAGTTGGGAAATTATAGTCGGCGATTTCGAAGAAGCTAAAACTTTATTGACCGAAATCAGTGATGTATTTAGTAATATGATCAACAAATCGGCCAATGCTAGAAATGCGATGCTTCAGAATTGGAAAGACCTTGGAGGACGTACACTATTGATAGAATCCCTTAAAAATACTTTCGAGGGATTATTGAGTATTCTCAAACCAATCGATGAAGCATTTAATGAAATATTTCCGCCTATGACTGGTGAGCGACTCTATGAAATAACAAAAAAATTACGAGACTTAACAGCATATCTTAAAATCGGAAAACAGACAAGTGATCAATTAAAATCGTCATTCAAGGGCATGTTTGCAGTTTTGGATATATTAAAACAAGCTCTGTCAGCCGGAGCAAATGGATTTTTCGATCTATCTAAAGCACTATTGCCAGCTGGGCATGCATTTCTTGAAATCACATCAGGCATTGGCAGTTATTTAGTAAGTCTTGATGAAACTATTCGAAAAACTGACATTTTCAATAAAGTTGTTCGTAAAGGCACTACATTCATACAGAATTCAGTAACAGTTATAGTACAAGTTTTATCAACCATTATTTCTGGCTTAAATCAGTTTAGAAATTTTGTTAGTGAGAAATTCAATTTTAATCCTCTTGATACATTTCAGGCTATATTGTTAAGAATTAGCACCAGAATGCAAGAAGTTAAAGACAGTTCAGACAGTATGAAAAGTTCTGTTATCGTCGCCGCAAAAATGATGGGCGATGCTTTAAAGAAAAGCGACTTTCCAAAACTAATGTCTGCTATATGGAATGGCGTTAAAATGCTTTCTGGAGGAATTCTTCAGACATTAGGAACTGCCATGAAATCTATTACTGATAAAATAGCAAATGTCAATTTTAATAGTTTGATCGACTTTTTTAATAGTGTTGCTGTTGGCGGTATATTTGTTACAATAGCTAAATTCTTAAAGAATGTTACTAAGCCGTTAGAAGGACTTAATGGAATTTTGGAAGGCGTAACTTCGATTCTCGATGAAGTTAGAGGATGTTTTGAAGCTTATCAAACACAGTTAAAAGCCGGAACTCTTATGAGAATCGCTATTGCAATAGGCATATTATCAGCATCTATTGTAGCTTTGTCATTAATTGATAGCGATAGATTATCAGCGTCTATTGGCGGCATGACTATGCTCTTTGTAAATTTGATGGGGGCAATGGCCATTTTAGGAAGAATCAGTAGTTCACCAAAGAGTGTGTTTAAGACTTCCACAATGATGATTGCTATGTCTATATCCATAAAAATACTGGCAGGATCTTTGAAAAATCTTGCTGAGCTAGATTGGAAGGGAATAGCTAAAGGACTAATTGGAATAACTGGTTTGACGGCTACGGTTACAATATTTGCAAAAGTTATATCGACGCAAAAAAAGAAAATCATTAAAGGCGCTACAGGACTTGTTATATTTGCAGCAGCTATTAAAATATTAGCATCAGTATGTAAAGACTTATCTGAACTAAGTTGGAAGCAAATTGCTAAAGGATTGATTGCAGTTGGTGTATTAATGGCAGAAATTGCTGCTTTTTTAAACTTAGCAAAGTTTAGTTTAAAGACTACCACAACAGCAACTGGCATTGTAATATTAGCAGCTGCTATGAAAGTATTAGCATCTTCTTGCAAAGATTTTGGGCAATTAAGTGTGAAACAGATTGAAAAAGGTCTTGGTAGTATTGGTGCATTATTGGCAGAAATTGCTGTATTTACAAATCTTACAGGAAAAGCGAAACATGTTGTATCAACAGGTGTAGCATTGGTGCTTATCGGAACTTCTATGAAGATATTTGCTTCTGCTGTATCTGATTTTGGTTCTATGAATTGGGAGTCTATAGGCAGAGGACTTACTGCAATGGGAGGAGCTTTAGCAGAAGTTGCGGCTTCTGTAAATCTTATGCCAAAAGGACTGATATTTATTGGGACCGGGCTTCTTGTTGTTGGTGCAGCTTTGAAAGTTTTAGCAGATGCCTTGTCTAATTTTGGTTCTATGCAATGGGAATCTATCGGAAAAGGCTTAACCGTTTTAGGAGGAGCTTTAGCAGAACTATCAATAGCTTTAAATTTAATGAAAGGAACATTATCAGGATCAGCTTCGTTACTAGTTGCTGTTTCAGCTTTGAATTTATTAGTTCCAGTTTTAGCAACTCTTTCTAAGAAATCTTGGAAGTCATTGGCTAAAAGTCTTATCGTTTTAGCTGGAGCATTTACTATTCTTGGAGTAGCAGGTGCTATTCTTAGACCTCTTCTTCCAACAATTATTGGATTAGCAGGTGCTTTTACTTTAGTTGGTGTGTCAGTTTTGGCGATTGGAGCAGGACTAATGGCTGCCGGTACTGGTCTTTCAGCATTAGCTATTGGTTTCACATCGTTAGCAGCAGCTGGAGCAGCTGGAGCAACTGCTGTTGTTGCCTCTTTAACTATTATTATAACCGGCGTTGCTGCTTTAATACCAGCAGTGTTGACTGAAATCGGAAAAGGTATTATTTCAATATGCCAAGTTATAGCTGAGGGCGCTCCTGTTATTGGAGATATGATTAAATCGTTAGTTCTAACGTTAGTTGATGTCATGGTCGAGTGCGTTCCTCAAATTGTAGATGGTATATTTCAGTTATTAACTGAGGCTGCATCAGCTCTTGTCAAATATACGCCACAGCTTGCTAGTTTATTTACTGACTTTTTAGTTGAAGTTATCAATGGTATAGCTAAAAATGTTCCGAAGCTTGTGAAAGCTGTAGTCAATGCACTTTCAGAATTTTTTGCTGGTATTGTGGATGCTTTTAAAGGACTTGATATTTCTGTTTTATTAAAAGGAATCGCAGGAGTTGGAATACTCGCAGCGATAATGACCGCATTGCAAGGAGTCGTGGCATTGCTACCAGGAGCCATGAGTGGTATTCTCGGAATAGGCGCTGTTATTGCTGAAATAGCTATCGTTCTAGCTGCAGTAGGTGCGTTTGCTCAAATTCCAGGACTGTCATGGTTTATTGGTGAAGGAGGAGAGCTTCTTGAAAAAATAGGAACTGCTATTGGTTCATTTGTCGGTGGCATTGCTGGTGGCTTTATGAGTGGAGTTAGCAGTCAATTTCCTAAAATTGGATCTGACCTATCTGATTTTATGACAAATATACAGCCTTTTATCGAAGGTGCTAGTAAGATTCAGTCATCGTCGTTAGATGGCGTTTCAACACTTAGCAAGACTATTTTGGCATTGACTGCAGCAGATGTTTTACAGGGCATATCGTCATGGATTACTGGAGGTTCTTCTTTAAGTAAATTTGCAAATGAATTAGTGCCATTTGGTGAAGCCATAGCAGCGTATTCGGAATCAGTTGATGGTAAAATTAGTTCTGATGCTGTCGAAGCATCTGCAAATGCTGGGAAAGCACTTGTAAGCTTGTCTAAAGAATTACCAAATAGCGGTGGTATACTTAGTATCTTCTCTGGAGACAATAGAATAGATGAATTTGGGGATCAATTAGTATCGTTTGGCAATGCAATTACTGATTATTCGGAATCAGTATCATCTATTGATGGTGGACTTGTCAGCACTACTAATACAATAGCCAGCGTAATAAATACTTTACAGAATTTGGTGCCAGAAGGTGAGCATGGCCTATTTACGAAGAAAAATTCTTTGGCAGATGTTGGCGATTCGTTGACTTCATTTGGAAAATCTTTGAATGCATTCTACGAAAATATCTCTGGTATTTCTGCGGAGTCTATTACGTCAGTCACAAATGAACTGAAGAATCTCGTTGCGATGGCTAATACAATGCAAGGCTTAGACACTGGTGCTATTTCCAATTTCAGTTCAGCATTATCAAACGCTGGAAAAGCCGGAGTCGATGGATTTATCAACGCATTTACTGGTGCTTATGGTAAAGCACAGACTGTTGGTTCAACGTTTGTCCAATTTATTGTAACCGGCATTCGAAGCAGACAGAATTTGGTTCCGCAGATGTTCATGAATCTTGTGAAATTAACAATCGGTCGTCTTCGATCGTCTGCCTCACAGTTTGCTCAGGTCGGCATGAGTTTCGCCGTCAAAATGGCAAACGGTATTCGTAACGGAGGTAGTCGAGCAAGAAATGCCGCATCTTCAATGGCATATTCAGCAGCGAGAGGCGCACGAGTAGGTTATAGTAGTTTCTACGAAGCAGGTGCCTATGCTGCTAGAGGTTTTGCAAATGGTATTAGTGCAAATGCGTATAAAGCAGAAGCTCAAGCAAGGGCTATGGCTAATGCAGCATCTAGGGCAGCAAAGAGAGCACTGAATGAACATTCTCCATCAAAGGTTTTCTATCAGATCGGTGATTATGCAGGACAGGGCTTTATCAACGCTTTGCATGACAATATCAAACCGGTTTATGATGTGTCTATGGCGATGGCTAACTCCGCAACAAATGGTATTCACGCTGCGATCAATCAGATATCCAAAGTTTTGAATAGTGATCTCGATGCGCAGCCAGTGATCCGTCCAATTGTTGATTTGAACGGTATCAATGCAGGGACAATGGCTATTAATGGCATGAACCGTCAGCTGCAGGGTCTTCACATCGGTTCTTACGGTATGACATTAACTGAACGAATTAGCGGATCAAATATTCGTAACAAAAATGCTATGTATAGTAATCAGGATGTCGTGGAAGCGATTGATCGTCTCGAAGCGTCTATGTATAACATGGAAATGGTTATGGACACTGGAGCGCTTGTTGGTTCTATTGAAAACAAGATGGATCAAAGATTAGGTATGAGAGCACTTTATAAAGGAAGGGGCAACTAAATGTCAGTAAGATCTGAATTTTATCATTCGGTGGTGTTCGGAGAGAAAAATACATGGGACGACTGGCATTTAGTCCCATCTTCTCGTCCTGTCATTAATCCGCCAGATGTTAAGACAAAATACGTGGATGTTCCCGGAGGCAACGGCATTCTGGATTACACAGAAGCTTTAACCGGATATCCACTTTTCGAAAATAGAACTGGCTCGCTTGAATTTTATGTTATGAATGGCTATCAGGAATGGTATGAACTTTACGGAGAGATTTGCGATTATCTTCACGGTGAATATATGCAGATGTATTTGGAGGATGATCCAGACTGGTACTTCGAAGGACGATTTACAGTTAACGAATGGAAATCTAGCAAAGATTGGTCGATGATTACGATTGATTACGACTTATACCCATACAAGAAACGTATCGTCACTTCATTGGACGATTGGCTTTGGGACCCGTTCAATTTCGAAAAAGATTATATTCATAGCTATAAAGACATCAAAATTGCTGGAACAACGACTGTTAATCTTGTTAACGCAAAGATGCCAGTCGTACCGATTTTTCATGTAAAGAGTTCTGACGGTTTAGGATTTATCTACAGTCAAAATGGAGATCGAACCAGAACGATTAGTAACATTCGAATGACAGATGGTGAATTCCAAAACCCAAATATAGTTATCAAGGGTGGTCTGACTCGAATGACTTTTGTTGGGTATGGCACAGTGTCTATCGAATATAGAGAGGGGCGTATTTAAGTGTATTATATTGTTGATGAATCTACAAATGATATTTTGTACGCTCCTAATATGCAGAATGATCCGAAGTATAATCTTATAGATCCGACTTGGACTGAAGAAATTAATAAAGCTGGTTCTTTAGAATATACGATTTATCCGGCTCATCGATTATACGATAAGTATAAGAAACTGACAACCATATTTGCAGTTAAAGATGAGGACGACAAAACTGTTTGGAGAGGACGAGTACTCAACGATACGAAAGACTTTTATAATGCGAAACAGGTTTATTGTGAAGGTCAGTTAGCGTTTTTCAACGATTCGATTATTCGTCCTTACAACTTAAAGAACTATACACTTGAAAAGTTCTTTAATTACTTGTTGACAGAGCACAATCGGCAGGTTGAGTCGAGAAAACAGTTCGTTGTTGGCTCTGTTGATCTTGGTTACAAAACGAATTTTGTCACAGAAAATTACGAGTATCGCTCAACATTAACCGAAATACAAGAACTACTTGACGCTTATGGCGGATATATATTGTTTGAAAACGATAAAATTTATTATTCATCTATAAGCGGTGACATTTCGAACCAACCGATTCAGTTTGGGGTGAATCTGCTTGATTACACAGAAGCTATCGAAGCAAGTGACATCTGTACAGTCTTAATTCCTCTTGGAGTACAGAAAGAAAAAGCAGATGGTACGACTCCAGAGGACCCACTGACCATTAAATCAGTCAATGGTGGAAAAGACTATCTCGAAAATCAAAATGGAATTAAAGCATTTGGGCGGATCGTTCAAGCAGTTACTTTCGATGATGTAAATGTTGCCCAAACTTTAAAAACAGTCGGTATACAATACTTAAGCAAACTGTTTCAACAAGCAACATCTATTACTGTAACAGCCGCTGATTTATTTGACTTAGGTTTAGATGTTGACAGGATTCGATGCGGAAATTATCATCAGATTTTTTCAGCACCGCATGGAATTGATAACTATTATCAGTGCACAAAGATTGTTCATCATCTTGAAGATCCTATGTCAAGCGAGTATACTTTCGGGTCAACACAGTATTCTCTGAGTGATCAGGCAGCTAAAGACAGCAAGATTATGTTTAAACTCACATCTGCATTGAAATTGAATAAGGTGAAAACAATTATATAAAGGAGATATATCATGGCAACCACACTCGAATCATTATTGAGCGATATACTCAATGCTGTTTATGGTAAAGATGTACGCCAGTCTATTCATGATGCGATCGAACAATGCTATGCTGACGCTACAGGTAATCCAGACAGTGTTGCGAAATTGGCAAACGATTTAGCATCATATTCTCAGAAACTTGAAGAAACTCGAACTCTGATTCAGCAGGTAAATGATTCTTTATTGAATAAAGAAACTATTTTGTATTCCGGGGATGGTAGTACCGTTACGAATTCCGCACTCACACTTGGTGATAGTGTGAAGAATTATGATTATTTGGACGTTCATGTCAATTACTTTGGTATGTCCGATATTCGGCGTGTAGCAGTTGTTAAATCAGGCAGAGAATTCACACGAATTCTTAGGTATACAAATTTAGCTGACGATCCAAGTGGTAACGACGGTGTATCTGGCTATCAGATGCTTGAATTGTGTTTAACGTTCAGTGATAAGCGATTGAAGGTTGTAACGTCTGTTACAAATTCTTGGTCTGGCTCTCAGGGCGAAAACGGTTCGGGATCAAAGAATTTACAAGCAGATTCCAACCGTACAATCACAAAAGTCGTCGGCATTAAAAATTACAAAGGAACTTCATCAGGCGGTATGAACCCACAGGCTAAGACAATTTCACCAACATTTTTGTCACAGTCTGTATTGCCGGATGACGGGTATAACTGTTTGTCACAGGTCACAGTTAACGCTATTCCAGTTTCTAAGACTGACAACGATAATGGTACAACGGTTACAATTGGATAGGAGGAATAATTCAAAATGGCAAATAACAAGGTCGTTTTATCAGACGGAACAGTGCTTATGGATATTTCCTCTGACACTGTGACCGTGGATACGTTACTTTCTGGCTACACAGCACATGATTGCCATGGTAACCAAATTACAGGTGCTGCTACTTCTGGCGGTTCAACATCTGATGCCACAGCCACGGCGAATGACATTGCAAAAAATAAAACTGCTTATGTAAAAGGAGCTAAGGTCACCGGAACATTGACTGATATTACAGCTAGTAATAGTTTTACGATGACAGACGAGACACCGAGTGCAAACGGCAGTAACTTACGATTAAACGCTAAGCATCCGACAGACAAGATTATGCGAGCTAACAGTTGGAGTATTATCGACACGCCTTTGTCTGGTCTTGGAGATGCCACATCCGCTGATGTCACTTCTGGTAAGACATTTACGTCAGTCGCAGGCGTAAAAGTAACAGGAACAAATACCGGCGGATCAGGAAGTGGCGGGATTAGCACATCGGATGCAACAGCCACGGCGAGTGATATTGCGAAAGGCAAAACTGCATATGCTAAAGGCTCTAAGATCACAGGCACCGTTCAAGAAATTAGTTCTGGCGCCTATACACCAACTGGAACAGTTACGAATAGTGTAGCAGGCAACGATCTTCAGTTAACAGTTGGTAATACAAAAGATGTGCTTTTACGTTCAAACACAAACACGGTTGTGAAAGCACCTTTATCAGATTTTGGTAATGCGACCGCAGATGATGTGGCCAGCGGCAGAACATTTACTTCTGCTTCTGGTGTAAAAGTCGTAGGAAAAGCAGGAAGCTCATCCGGTTCATTACCGAGTGAAATTGTCGCCGGTGATACACCGATTTGGAGTAAGTCTTGTAATGTGTCCACAAATAGTAGCTCTACAAGTGTAAAACAATTATTTTCTGGTTCATCTGTTTATTTTAAAGCACCAAAGTCTGGTACTTACAGGTTTAAGTTTACCGGTTGGACAAATGCGACCAGTGGGGAGAAATATGCACGCGTTTATTTGAGCCTTACTTCCAACACTCAAACTGATCCAGACGGTGTTACTTGGTGGAAAGATTTGCCTTTATCTAATGCAACAGACCTGACTGTGCACATTGATGCAGAATTGACTGAAGGACAGAGAATATTCTTTTTCGGCCAGACTGCTTCTGGACAATTTACAGGCATGACAGGCCCTGTAGGTAAAATTTATAATATACAGGCTTGTATAGCTTGGGATAACGGTACTAACCAGCCATAAATGGAGGAAATAAAATATGGATGCATATTTAATTGTTGATCCCGATTCGAGGAATATTACAATACCAGAAATAGAGTCGGCTTTTGGTGTTTATGGTGATAATAACGCTGAAAGAAAATATTTCAAGTCGCCTCGTATTGTAGGTAACGGCATTGATTTAACGGAATGTTATCTCTATGTGAATTATATTTCAGCGTCAACAAAAATCGGGCAGATTCTTTGTGACGTTGGCGATGCGCCAAATGGTACCGCTACAGAAGATGAAATCGTCTTCAGTTGGCCAATCACAAGGAACGTACTTGACAAGAATATTTCAGGTGAGATTTTCTTTGCAGTTCAGGCGAAGACTAAAACCGGAGATACAGTTTTTACCACAAGAAAAGCAAAAGGCAATTGTTATGAGTCTATCGAAGGCACTGAAGCTGTCACTGAAGAATATGCCGATATTGTTCTTCAGTTGATTTCTCGTATGGATAAAGTCGAAGAAAATATCGGTGAGCAGGTTGCCGCATATTTTAAAGAGAATCCAGCAGTAACATCGGAATACCTTACACAAACTTTGAAGCCGATTAAAGATGATTTGAATAAGTTGAATGAAGGTGGATTAAATCTAAAAGATGAAGTTATTGCAGAAGATATAAGTAATTGGTTAAATAAGCATCCTGAGGCTACGACAACGGTACTGGATGAAAGTCTTACGTTCAGTAAGTTTAGCAAGGATACGAGAGCTAAATCTAATAATAAATACCTAAACATGGTTGAGTTTGGTTGTGATAGCACTGGACAAACGGATGTAACTAATAAAATTTATACTGCTGTCAATAAAGGATATAAAAATCTATACTTTCCAAGAGGTAAATATTTATTTTCTGCTGGGAATAGATTTACTTTGCCTATAGGTGGTAGTGTAATCGGAGATATGGGACTCGGATATGGGACGGAAGAAACTGATGAAGGAAATTTAACTTGGTTTATTGTAACCCAAACTAATAATCCAATTCGGATGCAACACGATTCTGAATTAAAATCCATTGCATTTTATTATCCGGAGCAGACAGAAGAATTTGGAATTGATTACGAACCATCTATTACCTGTATAAGTTCTGCCAAAAGCTGTGTTGTGGATTCTTGTTTTTTTAAAAATTCGAAAACAGCAATTAGTTTCGATATAATAAATGGCCCTGTTTATATTACAAGAAACATCGGTAATCCTTTGTACGGAATTATTATTAAAAATCAAGTCGATCTATCGTATATTATGGAGAATCATTTTGGTGGGACATATAATAAAGATAGAACAGAAACAACGGCAAAATATATCAATGAAAATGGTATTGCCTATCAAATAGGTAGAGCTGATTGGTCAAAGGTAGGCTCGTTCTGTTACGGGTACAAAATTGGATTTTATCTTATAGATAGTGAAGATACACTACTTAACGGGTGCGGAGCAGATGGGTGCATTACAGGATTTATTTTAGATGGTACTTCTCGTGTAAAAATGATTGGTTGTACCGCAACAGGTTTTTCAAATCGTGATGATAGTAATAGTTTGGGAGAATGCCTTGTTATTCGAGATACACACAAAACAAAAACAAGGGATTATAACCAGATTTTAGGGTGTAGTTTCTTTTCTTCAAGAAAAAATGCAGTTAACATATCCGGAGTATCAAGAATAATTATAGATGGCTGTGCCTTCGCAGATGTATGCAGTTATAGCGGACAAGTTATTAATCTCGTAGATGCGTCAAATGTTACTATATCTAATATCATAATAAACAATAATGAAATGACGCACGAAATTACAAACACTGCACTCGACGGAATCCACATATCTGCAAACTGCATGGATATTATAGTAAATGGTGTTCAATGCGATGGCACTAATATGCGTTATATTGTTGATGCTTACGAAGGCGCAACGGGATATGCGATTGTGTATGGTTACAATACCAGTCAAGCACATAATAGGGGTACAACATATAAGATGATAGTATGACTTATGCATTAAATACATCTTTAATCGACCAATCGCACGAATTACATGTTCTTTTATGAAGAGAAAAAGATATAGAAATGTGTCTCCTTCTCTTCTTTTTATTTTATTCAAAATGGAGGTTTAAATTATGATTATCACAGGAATGGATCACTTTCAGAGTGTTTGCAAAAGAAAATTAGTCGAGTGGTACATGAAAAACAGACCAGAAACGCCAATCGACTTATCTAACGTGTTTATTGTCTGGTCTTGCAAAACATTACAGAATTACAAGTGCCTTGCATCAACTACGGTCAGCGGCGATGGCATCTATGCTGAGTACACATACAACGGCGATAAGCAGGAATTATATGAGGATGTGTATGGGAAAAGGACCAACACTTGCTATACAGAGGAATAGGAGGTCTATAAAATATGAAAGTATTCATCAGTCAGCCTATGAACGACAAGACTAACAAAGAAATTCTTAATGAACGAAATATGGTGATCAATTTATTTCGTTTAATTGTTCCGAAAAATCAAGAGGTAGAAGCCATTGATTCATTTTTCGAAGATGCTCCGCATGACGCTAAACCGTTATGGTATATCGGAGAATCTATCAAACTTATGGCTGATGCGGACGTTGTTTATTTCTGTAAAGATTGGCATAAATATCGTGGCTGTACAATTGAACACGAATGCGCTGTTCGCTATGGCAAAAAGATTATTTATGCATAAATTCTGAAAGGAGAAAAAATTATGTCTAAAACATTTACACAGTCCGAATGGGGACGAGTCAGAGGCATTTCGATGGCTGCTAGTGGATGCGGGCCTTGTTCTGTTGCTTGTATCGGTACGAATATCGATCCTAGCCTCAATCCTCGAAAAGTTGCAGAATGGCTAGCTGATCACGGCGACTTTTACTCATCAGGCACAACAAGAGCGGGCATTACGTCAGCTCTCGAACACTATGGATTCACAATCGAAGGATATTACAAACCGGAGCATGGTGGCGGCACTTCTTGGAAGAACGCTATGGCCAAGATGAAGTCTCTTAAAGAGCCTTGGTGGGCAGTGTTTTTAACGGTCGGTAAATCCAATGGTGCTAAAGATAATTTCTGGACAAGTGGCGGTCACTTCTTAGCTTGTACAGATTTGTCTAATAACAAGCTTTATATCCGGGATTCTGGTGCTCGTGGTAATACTGGATATTTTTCACCAGAGAAACTCCGTTACGACACGAACTGTATCTGGATTGTTACAAAGAAATCCTCTAAGCGTAGATATACAGGCACTTTACCGACATTACCAAAGAAGAATTGTCTTGTTTTCGGCGATACAGGAGAAGCTGTAAAGAATCTTCAGTTGTTCTTACGCTGGTATGGCACGTACCGATCTAAAGTCGATAAAGATTTTGGCGCAAAGACAAAAGCAGCTGTGATTGCATTCCAGAAAGCGGAGAAATTGGCAGCAGACGGTTCATTTGGACCTAAGTCTTTAGCAAAAGCAAAGACAATCAAACGATAAATTCAAAATGGAGGATTGCTATGAAAAAGAAAGTATTAGTTTTAGCAACAATTTTAAGTTTAGGGATGACTGTGCAGGCATTTGCTTGTACGCCACCCCTGAATCCTCCTAGTTCTCCACATATCGAATTTGAGTGGACACCGAGTGAAGAATTTCAGAAAGGTATCGAATACGGTGTAAATCAGTATTTGAAAGACCATCCGATCGAACTTCCTGAAACAGAAACCGAGACAGAGACAGAAGAATCCATCGAAAACGATCATGTGTTTGATTGGAGAGATTATATTCCAGAATGCTTAAAAGCACACTGGAGAAATATGATAAGGAGGTGAATTCAAAATGGAACAGATTATCAACTATGTCAAACCAGAATTAGTCGTCTTGTCCATCGTTCTCTACTTTATTGGTATGGGTATCAAAAAAACAGAGAAGATTAAAGACAATTATATTCCGATGATCTTAGGCGTACTCGGCATTGCTCTCTGTGCAATCTGGGTAATGGCTACGAGTTCATTCGGATCAACCAATGATATTTTCATGGGCATTTTCACGGCACTTGTGCAGGGCGTACTAGTTGCAGGCTTATCTGTATATGTGAATCAGATGATTAAACAGGCAAACAAGTAAGGATGGTGAAATTATGTTTCGTGGTACGACACCCACTTTGGAATTCGTATTACCGTTCAATACCGATTTGCTGGAAAATATTTTAATGACAGTTGCACAGAAAAATGTGCCTATCATAAATAAGACGATTGCAGATGCGACATTATCAGAAGACACCGTTACAATTCAATTATCGCAAGCAGATACATTGAAACTTAACGACAAGTATGATGCGCATGTGCAACTGCGAGTAAGAACTAAAAACGATGAAGTGATGGCTTCTGATATTTTCAGAGTTGCTGTTTCACAAATTTTAAAAGATGGGGTGATTTGATGACGTTTAATATTAATAAATTCAACGGAATGCAAGCACACATCAAAGTTCGTTTTGACTATTTTCAACAGGTTACGATTACACCTGACGCATATGAAGGCGACTACACAGTGGTTCCAAAGGCTGAAGCACAGGAACTTCCGACAAAAAAAAAGTATATGGATGATAATGTTACTATTACTGCTATTCCATATTTCGATGTCGCTAATCCGTCTGGTGGCCAAACAATATATATTGGAAGCGAGGTAGAAATTAATGGGTAACAGTAAAATTATTTTCAATGGTGACGTCTTGATAGATTTAACAGGTGATACTGTCACCGCGGATAAACTCTTAGCAGGTACTATAGCGCATGACAAAGCAGGTAACAAAGTAACAGGTACTTGTGCATACAATGCAAATACTTCAGACGCAACATCTACTGCTACTGAAATCCTGAAAGGAAAGACAGCCTATGTGAAGGGAGCTAAAGTAACTGGTACAATGCCTAACAACGGAGCTGTTTCAGGCAATATTTCAACGGTTGCTGGTAAATATACAGTTCCTCAGGGTTATCATGATGGTTCCGGTAAAGTTCAGATTGCAGAGGCCGAACAGGCTAAACTTATTGCAGCGAATATTCGTGAAGGCGTGACAATTTTAGGCGTAGAAGGTGCTATGTCTGGTTCCGAAGACATGAAAGCACAGGCTAAGTCCGTTACGCCAAAAGCAACTGCTCAGGAAATTTTACCAGATGAAAACTATAACTGTTTGTCGCAGGTTACCGTTGCAGCGATTCCTTATGTTGAATCCGATAACGAAGCTGGTGGTAAGACAATCACTATTGGGTAGACAGTATTAGAAAGGACAAATCAAAATGGCAGCTAACAAAGTTGTTTATGGCACTTTAGTTTTGATGGATTTGACCAGCGATACTGTGACTGCTGAACAGATGCCGCAGGGATGTACAGCACATGATAAATCTGGTGCTAAGATCACTGGCACATTGCCATTTACAGCTAAAGGGGAAGATAGAGATATTGTTTCTGACGCTGTATTAAGTACAGATAGTGACGTTGTGTTAAGCGTTTATATCAACAAAACAGCTGCATCGGAAAAGCCGCCATTTGCAATGTTGGGAGACAATATTTTAAGAATGTATTCTCCTAAATCTAATTTTGGTGACGCAACCGATTCCGATGTTGTTAAGGGTAAAACATTTACTTCCAGTGCGGGTGTTAAGGTAAGTGGTACGTTAGCTGAAGGAACACCAAAAGTTTCATACGACAATAGTCGTAATATGTCTTGGCGACAAATACAGACCGCTTATGGAACGATGAATATAATTGATATTCCAGTCAATATAAACGCTGGGAATACACCGATTGTTGTATCTGGAACGATAGCCGCTACAATTAGTTCATTAGGTATAAATTTCGGTAATGCTACAGCAGCCGATGTCGCTAAAGGTAAAACGTTTACTTCTAATGCTGGTGTGAAATTAGCAGGTACTCTTGAAACAAGTGGTGGCGATAAAGTTTATACCATTACAGATCCATCAAATCCAGCAGTTGGGATACCCGATGGAGTTGTACAAATTTATGGATACGCTAAAGATAGCAGTTTTCTATATGCATTCTGCGGTAACAGATTTTACAAAAGAAACTCGAAAGGATCAGACACGTCCATGAGGACAACATTCAGTGTAAAAAATGGGGTAATTGCGAGATTTCCGTCGGGCTTAACTGAATGCAATTTAATAGCAGTCCAATCATCCTAACTGTATATTTGAAAGGAGTTGAATAATATGTTACCTTATCAACCATATAATCCGATGTTCAACCCTAATATCACTAACCCAACCTATACACCACAGCCTCAACCTCAACAGTCACCGTTGCAGTCTTATCAGCAGCGTCCTCCCATAATCCCGGGAAGAGTTGTTACAGACATTAACGAAGTGACACCAAACGAGATTCCTATGGATGGTCGGGTTAGTTTATTTCCTAAAAATGATTATTCGTGCATTTATGCAAAAGCATGGAATAGCGACGGTACAATTACAACTGTAAAATTTGTACCTGAACAGCCATCACCATCTGCCGAGCCTGCACAGAATAATATAGAAGTTGCTTTAGCTTCAATCAAAGAACAAGTTGAAAAAATTGATAAACGACTCGATCGTATGCAAAAGCCGATGAAACAATCTCAGCCTAGGAAGGAGGAAATCAGTAATGATTAATATTCAGCAGTTCGCAATGAATCTGTTACAGAACAATCCGAACATAGCAAAAAATCCTCAGGCACAGGAGATGTTGAAAGTAATTCAAAATGGAGATTCTCAACGTGGTCAGATGATTGCTGAGAATCTCTGCAAGACATACGGAATTACTAAAGAAGACGCATTAGCACAAGCAAAAAAGTTCTTTCACATTTGATACATAATAAAGTCTCATTATAGAAAAGCGCGCGTCTATAGTCGAGCTTTATTTTTTGTATAAATATATTTTTTTAAGGAGGCTTATTTATGTTTAATGGAAATGGAGCACCTAGTTTATCTGACATCGCAGCTGTAACAGGAAATGATCGCAACAATAGTTGGGGCGACGGAAATGGTTGGTGGGTACTTATTATTCTCTTTGCCATCTTTGGAGGCTGGGGCAATGGCGGCTGGGGAAATAATCGTGGAAACGGTTATGAATCCGCTGCAACACAGGCTGATATTCAGCGTGGATTTGACACACAGTCTGTTATCAATAAGCTGAACGGCATTGAAAACGGTTTGTGTGATGGTTTTTATTCCGTAAATACAAGTTTGTTGACAGGAACAAATACTTTACAGAATGCCATTCAGCAGGGTAATTTTGGTATCCAGCAGGCTATTAACAACGATACTGTAGCTAATATGCAGAACACAAATGCTCTGTCCACACAGTTAGCAAATTGTTGCTGTGAAAACAGACAGGGACAGGCTCAGATTAGTTACGATTTAGCAACACAGGCATGTGCTATTCAGACAGCTATTCAGAATCAGACACAGCAGATTATGCAGAATGATAATGCAAATTATCGTGCGCTTCATGATGAGCTCGTACAGTCTCAGATGGATGCGAAAGATGCTAAGATTGCAGAACAGGCTGCGGCTATTCAGGCATTAAATCTTGCTGCTTCTCAGGCTGCTCAGAATCAGTATTTGGTTCAGCAGTTAAGGCCAGCGGCAGTGCCAGCGTTTACCGTACCAAATCCATATGCAAATTATGGTTATGGGTGCTACTCAAATGCAAACGGTTGCTGTAACGGGTAAGCATTTATATTTTATGGAGGTATAATTATGATTGTTTTATCAAATGCAAATGCTCAGACGATTCAGCCAGGGCAGGCGATTACCTTTAATTCAAAAATTCTTCGTACAGGATGTAACGAGTGCCATCGTGAAAATACGGGTTCTGTCAAAATGAGAGCAGCTGGAATTTATGTTGTATCTTTTTCCGGTAACATTGGCGGAGCAACTGCAGCCACACCCGTACAGTTATCAATTCAGATTGGCGGAGAAACTCTGCCAGAAACGACAATGATTTCTGTACCTGCCGCAGCTAACGACTTGAATAACGTCTCGACAACAACAATTTTACGGAATTGCTGCGGAGACTATGACCGATTAACAGTTGTCAATACTGGTACGGTTCCTGTTATTGTTGACGCAAATACAGCATTCGCTATTCGTCGTGTGGCATAGGAGGTGATAGTATGGGTAATGAATGCAAGACTATCTGTGAAATCAAAGAAAAATTAGAGGAGCTTGTTAAGTCTGAATTAGATCAGGGACCGCAGTATATTAGTACGGCAGAACTTGGTGAAGTTGTAGACATGATTAAAGACATGGCTCAGGCTAAGAAGTATTTGATGGAGGCTTGCTATTATAAGTCAGCTGTCGAAGCAATGGAAGATGCAACTGAACCGTACGGATATACGCCTGATCTTTGGAAGCGGATGTATATTCACAAACCGTATATGGATCAGTCCCAGTCCTATGACGACAATTATCGTATGGGTTACCCAATGGATAAAGTTGATTGGCAGTACGAATTGCCGATTCGCTATGGTAAATCTTATGGGGATTTCAAAATGGCAAGAAAGCATTATACGGAAACCAATTCACCTCACGATAAGGAAGAAATGGACACCCATGCGATGGAACATATGTCTGACATGATGACAACTGTTCGGGATATTTGGAAAGCTGCTGACCCAGAGCTTAGAAAAAATATCAAGAATAATTTAGCAATGCTTACAAACGAGTTAGCTGAATAAGATAATCTCTATGAATAGATTCTCTATGAATGGACATTTATGGCGAATACTATTCGTGGACCCAAATCATCCAATGCTTGTGGATAGGACTGGCACTAGAACAATCGGTACTACTGACCCGAAGACGAAATGCATTTATATTTCAAATCGATTAAGCAGGCCGATGCTAGAGCGAGTCCTCATCCATGAGATTGGACATTGCGCATTAATCAGTTTTGGACTACTCGATGACATACATCGAATGGTTTACAAGAGGTATTGGACTGAAGCAGAAGAATGGGTCTGCAATTTTATCGCGGATTATGGGTCAAAGATATTTTCTATTGCATATTCGTTTTTAGGACAAGATGCGTTTTATTTTGTGCCTTACGAAATCGAAAAAATGATGGCGTAAGGAGGTGATAAAATGGAATTTTGGGTACAGATCATCGGAGCAATTGTGGCGTCAGCACTTGCTTCTTCAGGTTTGTGGGCGTTTGTGCAAAAGAGAATGGATAGAAAAGATGCAAAAACTCGAATGTTGGTTGGCTTAGCACATGATCGAATTATATATCTTGGCATGACGTATATTGAGAGAGGGCACATAACACAAGACGAATACGAGAACTTGTTTACTTATTTATATGAGCCTTATGCTGCTATGGGAGGAAACGGATCTGCTAAGAAAGTAATCGAAGAAGTCGATAAGTTGCCAATACATAAGGGTTGAATGCAGGCCGTTCATTCACGGTTCATACATTTTAATGTTGAAAATACTTGATTTACAAGGATTCCTGTTTCCGTTGAGGAAGCAGCAAGAGCTGGCAAGTTCTAAAGAATCCAGTAAAATCAATGGCTTAGAACGTATGTAGGAGTAGTAAAAAGTAGCGAATTTTGTACGGTTCATACATGATTCATATACTATTCCTACATATCGTTCATACACATTTTCCAACTCATTTTATTTTTTCGATTTCAGATTTAAGCCAGTCAATTGAACGATCCGTATAAACCTTTTCGGTAATGTCTGTTATGCTATGACCAACCATATATTTAATTGCATATTCATCGACATTATATTTCTTGCAAAGTGTGATGAAATGCTTGCGTCCGTCATGGGCTCTATGATTTGGATTTAATTCTAACTGATCTCGAATTTTATCAAAACGGTGTCGATATTTGTCATAAGTTAGTTTAAGGTTACTTCGATGGGTTGCTGTATCCGCACAATTGAACAAATAATCACTGCCTAAAATTATCGCTTCGTCATATCTAGCTTTGACTAATGGACGTATTTTAGAGTGAATTGGCACGATTCGATTTTTGCCAGCGTCTGTTTTCATACCACCTCTAAATGTCCAGTTGATAATATCAACGTCTTCAATTTTTATCAAACCTAACTCTTGCGGACGCCATCCAGAATAGCATTGTATAACGATTAAGTCTACATATGGTAAATGAATATTCTCCCAAATCTTATCCATTTCTTTATCAGTAAATATGATATGCCCATTTACATCTGGATTATCATTTGCTAAAGTAAAAGTACGAGCATAATTCTTATCTACGATTTCATATTCTAATGCATAATCTAACATCAAATTAAATACCGATTTGATACGGCCTTTTAAGCTATTTGAAGGTGCAATATCAATACAGCTTTTAATGTGACGTGCACGCAGATCAGTCGCTCGCATATTATACACAGACGAACATCTTTTCCAAGCAGCACTGATTGAACGGAGACTGGAGGCTGATTCAATTGTTTTACTATATTCTTCCAACCATTTTTCGTATAATTCACTAACAAGAATCGTACTGTCTAAATCATATGGGTTCTTGTTATAAGCGACGAGTGCTGAATAAGCTTCGTTATATGTTTCAAAATACGAATCTGGTTTCAACATTTTCTGTATGGGTCTACCATTTTCATTTACCCCAATTGTAACCATTGCTCTAAACGGTTTTCTCAAATTTCTATTTTTAATCTCGGTTATTTGTCCAAAGCCATTAGGTAACTTACGTCTACGTTTCTGCTTTCGAAGACGTGGAGTTTGCGATGTGAGTGGATATCCGCAGTGCGGACACATAATAGCTTTATCACTAACCGGTAAATCGCATTCTGGGCATTTAATCAACATATTTTTTAGGGCTCCTTTCTTATAACTAATAACTATATTATACAGTCAAGTGTATGAACCGTCAATTAGTTCATATATTTTAGGAGTGATTTTATGGTAAAATGTGGTAATTATATTTGTCCAAAATGCGGTGGTAAGTTAACATATTACGATCATGTCAAACGAATCTGTATAGGAAAATATGGAGTCAAAGATTATTTGACTTTAGCAAGATATAAATGTAAGCAATGTGGAAGCGTTCACAGAGCTATTCCAGATGATATTTTGCCTTACAAACAGTACGATGCTGAAATTATTAGAGGGGTTATCCAAGGACTGATTACAATATGGACGCTTGGATATGAAGATCATCCTTGTGAAATGACAATGATTCGATGGATACGTTCACTCAAGTTGTTTTGATATTTGTACAATCTAGCAGTATTATCAGCTTGAAAGGATGTGATCGAATGGAAAAGAGAAGCGTTCCTGTAAAAGTAGCTGCAAAAATCTATGGCAAAGATTGCTGTTGGGTACGTGCAGGACTGATTACGGGATATTTACCAATCGGGATTGCAACGAGACACGGCAAGCTGATTACAAGCCTAGATGATATGAACGGCAAATTAGGACGGATTAACTATTATATTTCTCCTAAAGCTTTGTACGAGCATACAGGATACTACTGGAGAGGTGAAAAGTTATGAAGCCTGAATTGTCTAAGAAAAATGAGTACTGGCTGCCTAAGCATCGATATTATGAACTGAAGTATTTTTGCTTACAGTATCCATATTGGAAAAGTGTTTGTAATTCTATTGATGGCTATGCAAAAATAGGATATTCTGGTAAGCAGTTGAGTAAATCTAGCAGGACCGAGATCGCAGCCTCATGCAGAGATCAGTATATTCAAAGTATGAAGCT